TTCAACACTCTGTCACTAAACATATCCAAAGACAATGCCAAATCTTGGGTTGTGAACTGGGTCGCAACTTGGAATTGGGTTGTCAATGTTACTGGTACAGAAGTTTCGTTAAAATCCTCGACCGAAAGGGCGGGACCTGTCGCACCTACGAAGCGTCCAGGACGTCTTACGTTAACGGTTGCGCCAATTTTTCCACCAACGACAGCGAACTGATCATCATAGTTACGGTCAACTTCAGAAGTAAATGTTAGTTCGTTTTCTAGAACCATCAAAGCTTCATTAGTAATTTTTGAAATCGTCAATAAATTATTTGCCATGATACTAATTCCTTTAAGGATAAATTAAATTGTTACCTTAACGAATCTTTCCTAATTTGCGGCCGGCTTTCCAAGCTTGATAGTCGATTTGTTCGCCATCTGTATATACGCTTTGACTGCCAGTCCCACGAATAGGATTAATAGGTTTCGGTGCATTAGACTTCACCGCAACAGGCTTACTCTTAGCTGGTTCTTCGGTTTGCACCTCAAACTTCGCTTCCAACTTACCAATCATTTTCAAAGCTTGTGCAGTAGATAGGTTTGCAATCTTGGCACCCAGTTCATCATCTGAAGCTAATTCGTACAGAATCCGTGGACCAACATCACTTTCCAAAATCGCATCACGCACCGCATCACTTACAGCAACGGTTGATGATGCAACCATATCTTCGTAATCAGGTAATTCAGCTTTTACTGCTTCAAGCTTTTGTTGCCAAGTTTTCATTACTTCTTGTTGCTTGGCCTGTTCAGCTTGTTGCTTTATTTCCTGTTCACGTCTTGCTACTGCTTCGTTTGCTGACCATTCGGCTAAAGCTTCAGCGTATCTAAACGCATCTGCATAGTCATCAGGTTGTGGCTTTGTATTGACCTCATTCGTTTTCTTATTCGATTGCTGTCCTTCTAAAGCTTGCAAACGTGCTTCCAGCGCTTCCCTAGCGGCACGTTCTTGGGCGGCTTGTTCTTCTGCCGCTTTACGTGCTTTGGTCAACTCTGAAAACCGCTTTTCCAACTTAGGGTTGGGTTTTCGTTCCTCTGTTTCGGTCGTTTCCTGTTCAGTTACGGCTGGTTCACTCTGACCTTCTTCGGCTACTGGCTCTGATTCTGGAGTTTCCTCAACAGTTTCAGCCGCAGTTTCGGCCGGTTCGGTAGCTAAACCTAACTTATTAACATTCCATTCAACTACATTTTCACTTGTTACAACGTTTGATGCCAAACGTTCTGCTACATTTGCTTCTGACATGGATAACTCCAAGATTTGACCCGCTGAACCCAACGGTAGGTTGTGACTATATTACAACACTTTATTGTGGTTGTGCAACATTTCCTTGTCCTAATCCGACATTTGCTTGACCCATGTATTCGTACTGTTCACGGTTACGGGCGGCGATTTCTTTTTCAAGGCGGTTAGTGTCCATATGGTGTAACAAAAGTTCCATAATGGCATCAATTTCCATCTTATTTTGGCTAGTAATTGACCGTGTGTTTTGGTCATGCACTTTAACGCCAGCATTGAGGATTGCCCTTTGGTCCTCATGGGCTTGTTTAACCTGTTCAATGTCCTGGCGCTGTTTAATCATCATCTGTAACTGCTGATTTTGCTGGCCCATTTGTTGCATTGCGGCTTGCATCTGCTGAATTTGCATCTGGACCTGTGGCGGAACGCTTGAATTGTCATCAATATTAGCCAATGGGTTAACAGAAGCCAAACGGTCTGCAATAACTTCTGCACCTGGGAAATCCATATTACGGAACACCAAATCACCAATTTGACCAAACAAATTAGGGTTAGCTGTCAGGGCGGCCATCATTGATTCAACGGCTTCTTGGCGCTTAGTGCTGTAGCCAGGGCCGGTGTCCATAACAATGTCATATTCACCAATGGTTACGTCATTCAGAATCTTTTCAACGCCCTGTTCGTCTGTACCACGCTGGTTAATAGTAATAACTTTTGGCTTTCCATCATCCCCAATAATTCGCATGACCCGTTCTTTGTCATAAATCTTAGGAATTAGGTCAAGAATGATGCGACCAGTATGGGCAATAGAACGTGTCAAATTATCGTAATAGTGGAAATTGGTCATGTCCACTTGCATTTGCTGACCTTGTAGGGCTTTTCCTGACACATTGCCTTGTGGAAGCTGGCTTGGGTCATAAATACCTACAACTGCCATTAAGTCTGCATTAATTCCCGCCGCCGCTGACATAATTCCCGCTGGCGGTTGTTCCGGTGCTTGGCGGATGGGGGGTGGTGCCGGCTGGCCATCGGTATCAGTCTGCTTATACCGTAAATAAGCCATGGTTTTAGTATTAGCTTGTGACCATTCGTTTTCGTGACCCTCATCTTGTCCTTCCGCCATAATCCATTTGGCTTTGGGCGCCAGGGCGACCGATTCAGTAATTGATGTAACCCAGAAGTTATACATTCTTTGTGGGTCTTTGGCCATACGTACTAGACCAAACTTCTTGCGTTTGCCTTCAATAACCAGTTGTTGACCATAAGTAGGAATAACTGGGATGTGCTTACCAATCCAGCGACCTTCTTCAAGGATTTGCATAGCTGTTAGTTTGCACCAATGGATTTCTTTGCGCCATGATGTACGTCTAGACACTTCATAAATACCGGCCGCTTCCAAAAGGTCAGGATTTGGCATTTCATCTTCATAAACATGGGTGCCATCGGACAATAGAATCAGTTCAGCATTAACAATCTTGGTGTAAAAGTATTCGGCAAGGCGAATATCTTCCTTCATTACCCATTCAGCATTGCTATCACCTGTACCACGTGCGCTAAATCCGCTTCCATCTTCTGCGCCTGGGTACATTGCCCTGAAGTTTTCTTTAGGAATTACCGTTGTGATTAACACTTTTTCAGCATCTGAACCGTCAGGTAGCACCGAATTGGGGTCAAAATATACGGTAAAAGGATTGTCAATCGTATCAATGTAGATTTCTTGGTCAAATGACTTTTCATTTACATATTTGGTATTTACACGCCAATATCCCCAACCCATACGCACGGCTGATTCATAAGCGGTGTCATATGCGTGGTCTGCATTGGATTGATTTTCAATATGGCGACAGATACCAGTAATGATTTCTGCCATTTTTTCGTCAGATTCATGGTTCATACCATGCGCCTTCATGCGTGGGCGTTGCTGACGTTGTTGATTACATAGCTGGCGGATATACGCATCTACCTTATTAATTGTCAGGCAAGGACGGCTTTCAACTGAACGGCTGTTTTGGATTTCAACTGGCCATTGGTCGCCACCAGCAAACTTTAGGTCATCAAGGGCTTCGGAACGGTTGTTTGTGTCGGCATCGGCCGCAAATCTTAGGAATTGTTTTGCATCCTCAATTCGTGGGTCGTAATCGTATTCAACCGTTTCAGCCATAATTTATCCCATCCAACTAGATTGAACGTGGGGAACCGTCCTTTTGGGCGGCTTCCTTGGTTCGTTAATCATTAATCCTATGTACCTGAAGGCATCGGCCCCGTTTGAATAATGGTCGTGAAGTGGCTTCTGACTGAATTGTTTCGTTTCGGGGTCAACATCATACCGGTAATGTCTTAAGCATTGTAAGCCTTCTTCGCAATTTTGCCTATCGAAATAGCATTTACTGAAGATTGTTCGTGCCGCATTTATCGAATCTGAAACTGGTACACGGTCTAAAACTTTTGTCATTAAACCAGTTTGTCGTACAATTTCCTCTATGGAACGACCAGTCCCTAAGGACTTTGCTTTTGCATCGTGTGGCAACCAGATGGTATCAATCATGTAACCAAATGACTGGATTTTTGCTAACCAGTAGCTAATCGTCTGCTGTCTATCTTCTAAGTATCGAATCAGCCTTGTTTCCGTTGGGAATAGCTGGACAAACCACACGGCTGTATGGTCATTCCACCCCAAATCGAACACAATATGAACGCCCTTGGTAGCATCGTATGGCACATTCGTGATACGGCCCTGTAATTCAGCCATAGTCATTTCTTTAGCAAATATGGCACCGTCAATAGTCTGGCGTGGAATACCTTCCCATACGTTGTTATATGCTTCTGGGTCACGTGATTGAAGTTGTCGGCGTTCTATATCCAACACTTCTGGAAAGTATGGATTGTCACTCCAGTTAAGTTTAGTAACAATGGCGTTATCTGGCGGATTTAATACGAAGCGCTTATA